CTGGTGGGCAGTCTGCAATCAGGTGGTGGACGCATTACCTGAGGCAGTATCGCGTCGTTCTCTGGGATTACCGGCGGAAAAAATCCGCTCCGTATACCGTGAAAGCGACATCATACCGGGAGAACAGACCGCCACCAGCATACTGAAGCAGCGCACAAAAAATATTGCGCTACCGCCTCACACCCACCAGCAACAGAACCCACCACAGGAAAAGACGGTGGTCAGCATTGCCGTTGATCCGGAGTCTCCGGAATCCTTCATGAAACGACCTAAACGTCGCCGCTGGGTAAATGAGAAATACACACGCTGGGTAAAGACACAGCCGTGTGCGTGTTGTGGTAAGCCAGCGGACGATCCTCATCATCTGATTGGTCATGGTCAGGGTGGAATGGGAACAAAATCCCACGATATTTTCACGCTACCGCTGTGTCGGGAGCATCACAACGAGCTTCATGCGGATCCGCTGGCGTTCGAAGAAAAGCATGGTTCCCAGGTTGATTTAATTTTTCGTTTTCTTGATCACGCCTTTGCAACCGGCGTGCTCGGGTAAAAGAGGTTACTGATGCGTATAGAGTTTGTTTTGCCTTACCCGCCGACGGTGAACACCTACTGGCGACGTCGTGGCAGCACATATTTTGTATCGGAGGAGGGAAAGCGTTATCGCCGGGCTGTGGCGCTTATTGTTCGCCAGCAGCGGCTGAAATTAAGCCTGTCCGGAAGGCTGGCGATAAAGGTGATTGCAGAGCCACCGGATAAGCGCCGCCGTGACCTGGACAACATTCTGAAAGCACCGCTGGATGCGCTGACGCATGCGGAAGTGCTCATTGATGACGAGCAGTTTGATGAAATCAATATTGTGCGCGGTCAGCCAGTATCTGGTGGACGGCTGGGTGTGAAGATTTACAAAATTGAGAGTGAGTGAGCGTAAATATGATATATCCGGAAATTACAGGCAAAAGCGGCGAACATTTACGCCTGAACACGCTGGAAGCAGTCTGGATCCAGGGGAAATTACGGATGTGGGGGCGGTGGTCGTATATCGGTGGGGGTAAATCCGGAAATATGTTTAACCGGTTACTGGTTTCGAAAAAGCTGACGAAAACAGCAGTTAATGAGGTTTTACGCAGCATGAAGAAATCCGGGCTGGAAAAACCGGAACTTGAGGCATTTTTTCGGGATATGACCAGAGGGAAGCAGAAGAGCTGGTTGTCACATTGTACAGACACAGAGGCGTTGATTATTGATCGCGTTATCAGTGAGGTGCTTGGGGAATATCCCGGGCTAATCAATATTCTCCGGCAAAGGTACGAAGGACGGGGAATGAGTAAGAGAAAAATGGCAGAATGTTTAAATCGTACTCACCCGGAATGGTGTTTCAGCACATGTGAGAAACGTATTGCAGGTTGGTTAGCCGTGGCTGAACACATGCTTTATGTACCTATGCACGATTCATTTCGATAAAAAAAGCTTGCTTTTTTACGCAGAAACAGCTTGAATTCCTGTAAGCTTCGCAAAGCTGTATCGCGAGGCGAAATGCAAGTTTTTTCGCACAAGGAAGCCACCGGAAGGTGGTTTTTTTGTGTCCGTAATATACAGCAGCGCAATAAATTCGCTGGTGGTTATTAATACCGTTCTTTCAGCTTGCTGGCTTTTTCGACAAGAGTTATTGGTGTGTCACGTTAACCGAAAAAGGGAAAAAGACATGCTGAAACAGCAGGATATGACAGAAACCGCCAGAGTGGTGTTTAATGAATTAAGCGTCACCGAACCGGCGACAGTCGGGGAGATTGCGCAGAATACTTACCTTTCACGCGAACGCTGCCAGTTAATACTGACCCAGCTGGTTATGGCGGGTCTGGCAGATTATCAGTTCGGTTGTTACAGACGCCTTCCGCAGTGAAGGCTTTTTTATTTGTGGTAAATGGGCGGCTGGTGGGTGTTAGGGGCACTCACCAGCCATCTGCTCATGCGTTGGGGTCACAAGCAAACCTCAGGCCCATCTGCTTTGCGCAAAAGCGGTATGAGCCTATCAGAGAAGTGCTTATTGATCTATGGCTAATACTGTAAAAATATCCAGTTGTGAGTTAATCAACGCCGACTGCCTGGAATTTATCCGGTCATTACCCGAAAATTCTGTTGACCTGATAGTCACGGACCCGCCGTACTTTAAAGTGAAGCCTGAGGGCTGGGATAACCAGTGGAAGGGCGACGATGATTACCTGAAGTGGCTGGACCAGTGTCTGGCGCAGTTCTGGCGGGTGCTGAAACCTGCCGGAAGTCTTTACCTGTTCTGTGGTCATCGCCTGGCATCTGATATCGAAATCATGATGCGTGAACGCTTCAATGTGCTGAACCATATTATCTGGGCGAAGCCGTCCGGACGCTGGAACGGGTGCAACAAGGAAAGCCTGCGGGCGTATTTTCCGGCCACAGAACGCATTCTGTTCGCGGAACATTATCAGGGGCCGTATCGTCCGAAAGATGATGGCGATGAGGCGAAGGGCAGGGCACTGAAACAGCATGTGATGGCCCCGCTGATTTCTTACTTTCGTGATGCGCGTGCTGCTCTTGGGATAACGGCAAAACAGATTGCAGATGCCACAGGAAAGAAAAACATGGTGTCGCACTGGTTCAGTGCCAGTCAGTGGCAGCTACCGAACGAAAGCGATTATCTGAAATTACAGTCGCTGTTTGCCCGGGTGGCAGAAGAGAAACATCAGCGGGGAGAACTGGAAAAGTCCCATTACCAACTGGTCAGCACATACAGTGAGCTGAACCGGCAGTATATGGAACTGCTGAGTGAATATAAAAATTTGCGGCGGTATTTCGGTGTGACGGTGCAGGTGCCGTACACCGATGTGTGGACGCATAAACCGGTGCAGTACTATCCAGGGAAACATCCGTGCGAAAAACCGGCAGAAATGCTGCGGCAGATAATCTGCGCGAGCAGTCGTCCGGGTGACCTGGTGGCGGATTTTTTCATGGGTTCTGGCTCAACCATAAAAGCAGCTATGGCGCTCGGGCGTCGTGCAACTGGTGTTGAACTGGAGGCAGAACGTTTTGCGCAGACCGTTAAGGAGATTAGTCACATCCTTACATGCTCAATTGATGACGGGAAGGATGGATAAAGATATGGTCAGTTCAGGCTGTGAAGCAAGTAGACAGATAAGGCTGCAATAAAAACTGACAATAGTAAAATAGCTTTTTCCCAGGTAGTCATGAATACGATCTCTTAAAGCGCCCGCTGATACCAGCGGGCAATACATACTGGCATTAATGTTAAGTTCAGGGATAATTCATCGTATTTTGTGGTACGACGCTATCAATATTAATAAACAGTATTTTTCATGTAAAATTTCTGTTTTTTTTGATCTGATTCTCGTTTCCTGGGTTATGATGTTGTTGTGAACCATGCTGTTGAATGATAATGTTCGGGTATAAAATTGTTGCTGATATGTAGCGCAGTGAGCGGGTGGTATTTCTGTTGCTGAGTGTACGGATACAGTGCTTCCCTCCCTCAGCGGGGGGGCAGGTGTGCTGTGGTTTTAGAGACACCGGAAACGAGAATGATGCGGGTTTGCTGGTGCCGGGATAGAGTCGCCGGAGGTCATGACATAGAGCAAAAAAGGAATGTGCATGCAAATACACACCTCTTCGGAGAGCTCTTCTTTATATGGATGAGCCTCAAGGTCAATAGTTTATCTGTTATGTATTCATATGTTGTTACTTATATAATCCATACGGGCATATCATCAGTACACACATACTATTATGGCATTTTATTTTTGTTTTAACTGAATTCCCGGGGCACTCTTTTTGATTTCTGATAAGGAACCAGAATTTTCTGTTAAATGGTGTCACGTTGTAAATGGTTAATGGAAGCAGCTTATTATCCATAATCACACCTGAGTTAACAGGTGTGAGAATACTTCCGGGTGGCAGGAACACATCTGACTGATACCAGATTATCAACTTTATTTTACACCATACAGTTGAAAACGTTATTCCGCTTGATGGGCATATCACTGTGTCAATAACTATCCATTCCATCTTTTAACCTTCTCGGTACACATTGCTTTCGATTGTTTTGCTAAAAATCATAGTCAATAAATCAGTGTAACTCATTGATAAAGATCGTTTTCTTTGTCTTCCTGGGGGTTTCTTTTCTAATTTTGTATCACTTTGGTTCAAGTTGTTTCATTTTTTGTAATACAAATTAGCAGGATGAGCGGGAATATAAAAAAATCGGATGTTTTTGTAATGGATATTATTTTTTGTAAAATAATGTATTTTTATTTAAATCTCTATCAGAAAAGAATTTATTGTTCCTTTATATGGTGGAAAAGGTCATGGTATTTAAACACTACGATGTGGTCAGGGCGGCATCGCCGTCAGACCTTGCTGATGCACTTGCGCAAAAAATTCGTGAAGGATGGCAACCATACGGTGGGCCGTTTTCTTCGTATACGGATGATGGCGCAGCACTTATTCAGGCGATTGTCGCAGAAGGTGATGTGAGCACACCTGTTGTGGTGAAGCCGTCGGATGGAGAAGGCACAGTAATCAGCGCCACCAGAGACCCGGAGTATTACTTTGTTGTGGTTCTGGCGGGGCAGTCAAA